TTTATCGTTACCAGTAATTTTCATCCTTCCGATTGTTTTAAGAGTCTATCGTATGTGTGTAATAATGGTGGTTCTTCTTCTGCTGTTGAAGATCATCCTCAATTGCCTGCTTTAATGCGGCGTATTAATGTAGTGTTGTTTGAATAATAATAAAGTTTGTCTTTGAATAAATTCCAGAATTATCCATAATTACAACCCCAAGTGTATGCACGTGGCAAGGGTTTACCTTTTGATATGTTTAGTACGGATCGCACGCGCCGAAGGCAGACTTGATCATTATCTATAAATACCTCTGTAGCCTCTACAAATATTAAGGGACCATGGCTTTTAGAAAAATGAAACGTTCATTTAGACCTCGAAGGCGATTTATTCGTCGACGACGTCGTTTTGGATTTAAGAGAAGAGGAAAGAATACCTTTGTCTCTACGCAACAACATGGTGGACTAACTAATATAGCATATAAAGGACGTAAGTTAGGTTTAAAGAGATGGAGATCTGGGTTATATCGTAGTTCTATGTATGATGCCCATTATCGTTCTGTCTTTTTAGGTCAGGATACGTATCAGACCGGTACTATTCAAGGTGTGTCAACACCTGTTAGGTATCTTCCTGAATTAGGTTCTGCTACTAATATTGGATTTTGGACTGCTGCTGGAGGACTTCAAATATTGGATCGTAATGTAACACCTCCTGATTTTATCGGTGATATTACTATTCGTGGTGGTAAAGTAGGATTAAATGTTACTGTAGCTGATAGTGTAACGGATGTGATTGCGGTGTCTGTTTACCTAACTTTTATTAAGTCTGGGACTCGTGATCCTTCTGCTTACATTAATGGTGCGGTACCATATATCTGGGACTCACAGGTTCAAGCGGATGCGTCAGCTGGTGGTTGGAAGGTTCTGAAGAAATGGACGGCGTTATTAAATTATAATAATCCCGCCCTTCAAATTGAGCACAGATTAAAACCGCGAAAGATTGATCAGGCATTGTATATGTCTAACAATGTTAATTTCGCTACGACTCCGTCAAATCAATTTTGTTTTGTAGTGCACGCGTGTAATTTAACCTCAGCCACTGATGTGGCGTTGGTGGTTCATCGTATGCACAACCTAGCATTTGCCGCGGATGCGGATACAATTGTAACTTAGGTGACGTGGAAACACAAAGGCGGGGGGTCAGTATTACCCCCCCGCCTGCCCACCTCAAATAATATTATTTTATTCGAACTTGTTCTATAAAATGAGGCTTAGACCTCGCTATTGTCATTATGTCTGCAAAGCGTTGGTGTTTTACAATCAATAATTATACTGAAGTTGAATATGAATATGTCTGGCGAGCTCTCGAGGATAACTGCGAATATGCAGTCGTTGGCCGCGAAGTTGGAGAGCAAGGAACGAAGCACCTTCAAGGATTCGGAATGTTTCGAGTCAGAAGTTCGCTGCAAGCTGTCAAGCTTCTCCTACACTCTCGAGCGCATCTGGAAGTCGCTAGAGGTACTCCACGACAGAACCGAGTGTATTGTACAAAAGGTGGAGAGTATCGAGAACATGGTGAATGTCCTGATCGCTCTACCTCCAGAGGTCGTACCCATCTCCCCGGCTCTCCGCAATCGACGTGCTTGGCAAGAAACGCAGCTGTTGATGAGTTCATTACCAGAATGGACGAAGGACGACCAGGATTGGTTCGATTCGCTGAAGAGCAACCCGTTACGTGGTACTTCTCCGGACATAACCTGCTCCGAAACCATCTTGCCGTCGCCTCCGACGTACATCGACCTGACATCAGAGTCGAGTGGTACTATGGCCCACCAGGTATCGGTAAGTCACGTCGGGCCCATGAGGAATTACCCACGGCGTTCATCAAGGACCCTAGAACAAAGTGGTGGTCCGGGTACCTCTTGGAAAAGGACTGTATTATCGACGATTTCGCTCCCGGAGGAATTGATATGAATCATCTGTTACGTTGGTTTGATCGTTATCGTTGTACTGTCGAGACTAAGGGTGGAGTTGTCCCACTCCATGTTACTCACTTTATCGTTACCAGTAATTTTCATCCTTCCGATTGTTTTAAGAGTCTATCGTATGTGTGTAATAATGGTGGTTCTTCTTCTGCTGTTGAAGATCATCCTCAATTGCCTGCTTTAATGCGGC